TCATAAAAATTATTTTTTTTATTTTTTTCACTTTTTAGATTTCTTTTTTCACAAGCGTGTGGTTCATTCCATAAATTAAGAATACTTAATGCGTATAACCGTTTATTATAAATATTCTCAATCTCAGGTGTTTCATCTATTACATAAAATTCAACATCTTCGCCTTTTTTTAAATATTTTGGTTGATTTTTTTTATACATTGTTGTGATTTCACGACGATGTACAAACACTCTACAACCTTCATACTCATAGTTTTGGTGAATTTTAACAATACCATATCCAGATTGTGTATTAAACCACAACACTTTCCCTCCAACTGAGATATAATGCTCAGACATGTATTCCTGTTCTTTTCTTGAATATGACATTCTTACAACTTTAAACTTTTAAAACTTTGACAATTAATTATCTTTATGGTTATTTTTATTAACTGCTTTCAACTATTTGACAAAACAAACTTCAATTTTTTTTATTTTTTAGGTTTTGGTAAAAAAATTAGAAATATAAGGTGTATATGACATTATTTAGAAAAAAACACTCGAAAAACATAAGAATAAAAAAGTGTTTATAATAAAAGAAAAATAACTAAAAAAAATTGATTATAATAAAGGTTTAAAAATATTGTAACAATAATAGTAATAGTAAAATGGTAATTATTTGTAAAGACACCTTCTCAGAAAATGATATTTATAATCAATATTTTAATAAATATCCTTTTGAATTAAGTGATTTTCAAAAATATTCATTAAAAGCAATATTAGAAGGAAATCATATATTAGTAACAGCACACACTGGTAGTGGTAAAACATTACCTGCTGAATTCGCAATTGAACAGTTTGTATCTCTTGGCAAAAAAGTGATATATACCTCGCCTATTAAAGCATTATCAAATCAAAAATTTCACGAATTCACTAAAAAATTCCCAAATATATCCTTTGGTATTTTAACAGGTGATATTAAATTTAACCCAGAAGCAGATGTATTAATCATGACAACTGAAATTTTAAGAAATACATTATTACAAAAAAATATTGTTAAGACAGAACAATCCAATAATGTTTCATTACAATTTGAAATGGATTTTGAGAATGAATTAGCAGCAGTGGTTTTTGATGAAATTCATTATATTAATGATAAAGACAGAGGCAAAATTTGGGAAGAAACTATTATGCTAATTCCGTCACATATTCAATTAATTATGTTATCAGCAACCATTGATAAATCTGAAATATTTGCGAAATGGATTGAAGATGTTAAAACAACCGAACAACATAACAAAATTGTTTATTTAGCTCCAACAAACCATAGAGTGGTTCCACTTAAACATTATTTCTACAATACAATGCCAGACGGTCCGTTTAAAAAGATTAAGGATAAGGAATTTATTAGTTTTATTAATCAATTTCTTCACAAACTGATTCCAGCAAAAGATGATAAAAATAAATTACATAGAGAGAATCATGAAAAAATTAGAAAATTAGAAAAATATATAAGTAAAACTGAGTGTCATATCAAACCCGCATTTGTATTAAACAATATTGTAAAACATCTTAAAAGTAATAATATGTTACCAGCAATATGTTTTGTATTCTCAAGAAAAGGCGTTGAAAGATTGGCTCAAACCATTAATGTATCATTGTTTGAAGAAGATTCTACAATACCATCAACAATGAGATATGAATGCGAACAAATTTTAAGAAAACTACCAAACCATAAAGAATATACTTCAATGCCAGAATTTGAAATGATTATGAAATTATTACTGAAAGGTGTAGCTATTCATCACTCAGGAATTATGCCTATTTATAGAGAGATGATTGAATTATTATTCGCAAAAGGTTATATTAAGTTACTATTTGCTACTGAAACATTTGCTGTAGGAATTAATATGCCTACTAAAACAGTTATATTTACAGGATTTGATAAGTTCAACGGTTCTTCCATGAGAATGTTATACCCACATGAATATACACAGATGTCGGGTCGTGCTGGAAGACGAGGTTTAGATACCATAGGACATGTTATTCATCTTAATAATTTATTTGCTTTACCACTTGCACATGAATATGAAATATTATTAAATGGTAATCCACAATTATTAACTTCCAAATTTAATATTTCGTATAATCTTGTTTTAAATTTCCTTCAAGTTAATGGAAATATATTGGACTTTGCCGGAAAAAGTATGTCAAATGGTGAAATTCAAAAAAATATGAATGCTACAAAAGAGCAAATTGATAATCTTAAAAATGATTTAATTAAAAAAGAAACGAATCCTACGTATGATTATATTATGAAAAATAAAGAGCAATTCGAAACATATGTTAAACTAACAAATGATTTAAAAACAAGTAAACAAAAAACCAGAAAACAAATTCAACGAACATTAGAAAACATTAGTAGTGGAAATAAACAATTTAAAAATCAAATGGAACAATACCAATCTATGTTAGACATTAAAACCCAAATACATAATACCGAATTGTCTTTAGAAAATATGAATAATCATTTTCACGACTCATTCGATAATGTTGTTCAATTTTTAAAATCATTTGATTATATTAATTCAGATAATTATATTAATGAAAAAGGAAATATTGCCACATATATTCAAGAAACACATTGTTTAGCTTTTACTGATTTATTATTAAAATACAATTATTTTGAACATTATAATAGTGATGAAATTACGGCATTACTTAGTTGTTTTGCCAATATCCGAATAAAAGATGATTTAAAAATATACAATATTACAAATTTAACACAGAATCATCAATTTAATTCATTACTACAATCGGTTAAAAATACATATGACAATTATATACAACAACAGCTTAGATACAATATTGAAACCAATGATAGTGTCAATTATATATTTGAAATGGTTGAACCTATTTTAGAATGGTGTTCAAGTTCGGATGAAACTAAATGTAAAAGTATTCTTAATAAATGTCAAATTGAGTACAATGTATTTCCAGGGGAATTTATAAAAGCAATATTAAAAATTAATAACATGGTGAACGAATTAAAAAATATTGCCGAACATATGGGGAATATTGAACTATTACATAAATTATCATTTATTCCTGATAACACTCTTAAATTTATAGCTACAAATCAATCCCTATATATCTAAAAAATATCAAAAAAATATAAATATTTATCTATATTATAATGATAGAAATTATATCTAAAATATCACATTTAAAAAATATTACAAAATTATTATTGGCTTATATTGTTACAAGTATTGTATATGGATATATATATTACAATATTAGAGGTGATGATAATTTTACAGGATTGAATTTTCAATCTACATTTATAGATTGTTTATATTTTTCATTTACAACTACAAGTACAGTTGGTTATGGTGATATAACTCCAAAAAGTCAATTATCCAGAATTATTGTAATGACACATCAATTATTTATTTTATCTGAAATTGTTTATATATTCAAATAATTTATTCTTGTATTAGGTGTAATCTAATTTTTTTTTTCAGTGACGATTCATCACTGAAAATGAAAACGTTAAAATTATATTTTTTATTTTCTTCTAGTTCAAATCTTAGTGTTATTCTTGACACTGTTTTTAAATCGACTAGATAAACTATATACTGATATAATCCATCATTACGCACAATTTTGTCAAATATATATCCGTCGTGTTCCTTAGCACAAATTTCTGGATTATTATTACACATATCTAGTAAGTTACAATCATTTTGTAATTTACGAATAGCACGCATTGTTGTGTTTATATATTCTATATTATCGCACCAATATTTATTAAATTTTTCAAAATCTTCAGAATAGTTTACAAGTAATAAGTCTTTTTGTAAACGACCCATATTTAATAAATCAACTAATCTACGGATTGGAGAAGTACAATGTATATACGATTCTAATTCTAACATCTCATGACATTTTCTATCATGATATAAGTCATATTGACCACATGAACTATTCCATATTTTTAGAAAATTATTTACATTTTCAGGAAGGGATGGATTCTTTTCAATATTATGATTATATTTTACGGACCTATATATTCCATTATTGTATTTTATCATTTCTAACGATGTATAGTAATTCATTAATATCATTAAATAACTCACCATATCATAACTCGTTTTAATTTTAGTAATATATTTATACTTACTACATAATTTATCAACTACATCAAACATTAACTTATGATTTTTATCTTTTTTTAATTCATTGCTTTCATATACATGATTCTTATATACACGAATATAACTATTTTCAAACTTATAACTTACTATTTTATTATTTACAATACTTATATCTAGTGTAAACGCGATTCTTACTACTTTTTCACATAAACTACATAAACAATTTGATAATTGTGACGGTATCATTGGTCTTTTTCTGTCTGGTAAATAAATAGTAGATATTCTTTCAGAGAATGAATCCCATAATTTTAATTCTTCCATCCATAATGGAACGTTAGCTATATAAATACTTAATGTATAACAATTATCTCCATTATCTTTAATACTAAACGCATCATCATAATCACTGGTTTCTTTAGAGTCAATACTATATATTTCTTCATCTGTTCTATCAATCAAATTATATTTTTCAATAATAGAACCTATAAATTCTTGTTCCGTTTTTTCTTTCAAAGCATCATTTGCCTGTTTATTAAATTTTTGTATTGATGCGTATAAACTCTTACAATACAATTGATACTTATAATAATTACATAATATATCTACATCACCTAACACACTTACGATGGTGCCTTGTGGATGTTTCCCATTCCAATTATCAAACTTAAATACTATATATTTATTATCTATATTTTTAGAAAATCCCAACTTTATATTATATGGCACTATAAATTCAGGAAATCTTTTATCATCTGGTATACACTTATACAAATATTTATCTTTATATTTTCCGTAACTTTTACTATTATTTAATACCAATATTCCTGGTATACCTCGACTTGATCTTACACTAGAATGTAATACTTTTATATTATTCGTGTTATTTATTTCAAATATATCACTTGAAAATAATTTTATACTTGATGGTTCTATATCTATTTTTTCAATTTCGTTGAATGAAATTCCATCATATAGTTTCCATTCCTCATATTTTCTATCGTTTATTAATATCTTGTAACAATTCGATGTCATATTAAATAATAATTATTAATATTATTTTTATTATTTAATTCATATCAATTTTACTTTTTATTCTTTTTATTCTTTTTATTCTTCTTTTTCTTCTTTTTCTTCTTTTTCTTCTTTTTCTTCTTTTTCTTTTTCATTCGGAATAATATTATTGATTTCTTTTTTCTTAACAATTTCTCTCTTCACATTTTGAGTTTGAAGAAAATTGATTAATAAATGATTCGAAATAGCTACGTTATTCATATATGTTCTATATTTAAATACAGATAAACTACTATTCTCATTAAATTCAAAACTATACCACCAATAAGCAGGTATAAATATTATCTGTCCTATATTCAATGTTACATCAAGACATTTTAATTTATCAAAATCAGGTTTAAATTGAGATTTAACATTCCATGGATTTACAGGAGACATAAATTCAAAATTGTCATAATCTTTATTTGTATATAAATATTTTGATGATTTTGGAGGTATTAATTTTACTTTTATATTTCCTTGCGTTACTAAAAAGAAATTTCTATAATTCAATTCATATTTTAAAACGGTCTGGGTATTTTTAGATGAGAACATTAAATCATATATACAATTACTTACTGACAATGGTCTTAGAAAATTATCATTATATCGAAATGATTTTACTATACTTGTTTCCTCTAAAAAATCATAATTGTTTTCACTTATATATTGTCCATTAGAATCTTTTCTAAATATATCTAATGCTGTATTTAATGTTAGTGGTAAATATAACTCCGTATTATCATCATATTCTTTTACATTTCTAACTTTTATATCGAACGCTCCAAAATTATTAGCAATATTATCTATATTACAATCTTTTATTAAACTATCTACATTATAATCAAAAATAACTGGTTGTCTTAAGTCGCATATTTCTTCTAATTTATCTTTAGATGGTTGTTCTATCTCATATACTTCTAAATCATCACCCACTTTTAAATGAAATGTTATATGTATGTAAATAAATAAAACAATACAAAATATTAAAACTGTAAATAAAGCCTTCATATTATGTTATTTTTATACTATTATTTTTAATTTTTTACTTATTACATTAATCTAAAGTAGGATTATCCAAATTATAATGTAAATTATCTTCTCTATTATCTATTTCTAATGTCATATTATTATCTTCGTTTATAAATACTGATTTATTATCATTTGTTTCGTATGTTACATCTTCATTTGTTTCGTATGTTACATCTTCATTTGTTTCGTATGTTACATCTTCATTTGTTTCGTATGTTACATCTTCATTTAAATCCATATTCGTATCTTCTGTTATATCATTATTAACACTATCATTCGCTGATGATAACTTTAATTGAGAAACTATACTATACAATGTATGATTCAATCCATTTATAATCATTTGTTGTGATTGAAGAGTATTTTTTAACATTTCTATTTCATTTATTAATTTCTCATCATTCTCGTAAAATGATTTTAAATCTAATTTTTCTTCTAGATTTCCTAAAATCTTTTCGGATATCATATTTATATCAATATTTGGAATAGTATCACTCTTACTATCATTTTTATTAGACATTATTTCACGTAATACATTCCCCATACTACTGATTTTTAATTCATGTTGTTGTAATATTTGTATAGGATTTATGGGAGAATTCTCTGGTTGAGAAGAATTTACAGGAGAATTCTCTGGTTCATAAGGATTTACGGGAGGGTTTGAAACATTCATTGGATGAGGTGGTCCTTTCATTCCTGGTGGAATTCTTTGAGGTGGTGGTCCTTTCATTCCTGGTGGAATTCTTTGTGGTGGTGGTCCTTTCATTCCTGGTGGAATTCTTTGTGGTGGTGGTCCTTTCATTCCTGGTGGAATTCTTTGTGGTGGTGGAATTCCTTGTGGTGGTGGAATTCTTTGTGGTGGTGGATGACCTTGTTGTGATGAACTTGTTGATGTTGGTCCTGAACCACCACCTGCTCTTCTTCTTCTTGCTCCTGTTAATGATGAACTTGAACTCATTTTATATAAATATAATTTATACTAAAAAACGTCAATATTATCGCACTTTATTTATTTATTATTCCTAAATAAGTAAAATTTAATATTTGTGTATTATATAATATTTATGCCTTCACGATATAGTAAAAAATATATTAAAAAATCTTCTAAAAAACAACTTCATAAAAAACGAAACCGTAAATCTAAATCCAAAAAATATATTCGTAATCGAAAAACTAAATCCAATAGAAAACATTATGGTGGTAACAATCAGCAAGTTAAATGCTCCATGTGTGAAAATACAACACATATAAATAATACGCTTGTTCCCAGTAAATGTTATAAATTAAATTTAGATAAAGCACATAGAATATGTCACGATTGTTGGTGGAATAATTTTTCTAAAGAAAAAACTGATCATACATGTCCTGGTTGTAATAAAAAATTACCTCTCACTACAACTTCTTATAATTCTAATGATGTTATTGATTTAACCTAATTTTATTGAAATAAAATTTTTTTCCTTTCTTACTCTTTCTTATATTGGTTGTCTTTCTTCTGTTCTTTGTCTTTCTTCTTTTGTTTGTCTTTCTTCTTTTATCCGTATTTCTTCTTTTGTGTGTCTTTCCTCTTTTATTACCTTTGCTTACCTTCTTTCCACCAATATTTATATTTGAATTATATGTAATACCCATATTATCTGGTTTTATCATATCATCATTTTTTTTTATGAATCTATTAATTATAGTATCGAAATTTGTTATTCTATAACCTATTCTCTTTTTTTCTAGTTCATTATCTGTTTGATTTAATTCTTTTTCAGCAATTGTTTTTTGATTGGTAGATCCTTCTATTACTTTATTATTGTGATTTTGTAATTTAATATATTTATTGTATCTCATACAATCTTCTTTATTTTCAAATAATTGTATGCTTCCATTATTTATTTTAGTTATTTTATTTAAATAGGATATATCTGCATTAAAATCTGAAGATATATATGTATCAACTGGCTTAGTCCATTCAAATGTTAATTCAGAATTTTCTTTGGATACATACTTTAATATATGACCTACAAAAATATCAATATATATTTTCCTATTATATTCTTCATCATTTCGTTCTTTCATATATGACCCAGATGCTATATTAAAAAATAACTTTGATTTATTACTTGTCTTTTGAAATTTTATTTCCCCCGCCATTATCAACTCACTATTTCCTATATATTTTATAATTGATGTATGCTTACTCCCTAATTCTTCCACACTATTTGCCTTTATATAGTATAATTTGGTATCATTATTCTCATTACATAATACATAAGTATATACATATGTACCTAATTCTGATTTAGAACCAAAACTATTATTTATATCTTTATCACTTAGTATATCTTCTCTAAGTATATTGTGATAATCATCATCACTTAAACTAATATTATTTAACGTATAGTAATATTCCTTATTTTCTATTATTGTTTTTCCACATGTAGCCCCAATCAAATATGATGACGACTCTTCTCTTGTCATTACTTTTTCTATATTTCCCTTTTTTCTTTTTTCTAAATAACCTATGTTATCACTTACAAGACTTCTTTTTGACATTATATATTTTAATTATATTTTTATTACTATCCTCATCTAAACATTACACTCTACAAAAGATTCTACCGAACTACTATCGTTATTATCTTCTTCTATATTAGCTATATTACACCAACAACAAATATTATACATAAACATAAACATTAAAATATATAAATATTTTTATTAAGCCCGCATCGCCGCTTTAATTTGAGGATGATGTTGGTAATCATGAATTTTAAAATCTTCAATCACATAATCATTAATATTATCTCTTTTGTTTAAAATTTCTAGTGTAGGAAATGGGTATGGAGTTCTTGAAATTTGCTCTGTAACTTGTTCAAAATGATCGTCATAGATGTGAACATTTCCCGCATATAAAATAAATTCATAAGGGATTAAATCACAATGTTTTGCAATTAAATGTACTAGAAAACTGTAGGAAGCTATATTAAATGGTTCGCCTAAAAAAATATCC